CGTCCATGATGGTGACGAGAGACGAGCTATTGATACGATTATGACTAGACTAAGAAGTTTAGTTGAAGAGACTGGTGCAGGTATTATTCTTGTATCACATCTAAGACGTGTTGATGGTAACAAAGGACATGAGAATGGAATTGAAGTAAGTCTCTCTCATCTACGTGGTTCAAACAGTATCGGACAATTGTCTGATTGTGTGATTGCTCTTGAAAGGAATCAACAATCCGATGACCCCGAAGAAGCTAGGACTACAAGACTTCGTGTACTTAAATCAAGATACACTGGTGATGTAGGACTTGCGGCTAGAGTTGTCTATGATAAAGATACAGGTAGATTAACAGAACTAACAGACGAGGACATTGAGTTTGACCCGTCCGCTGATGAGGCATTTTAATATGGATTTAGTATTTGATATAGAGACAGATGATTTACAGGCTACACTTGTACATTGTATTGTAGCTCAAGATGCAGACTCGGGTGAGATATTTAAATTCCCTCCTAACAAATTAGAAGAAGGATATAAGTTTCTCACTACAGCCGACAGACTAATTGGACATAACATTATTGGTTTTGATATCCCATTAGTGGAAAGGTTCGGTGGAGTTGACCTTAGTGGTAAAGAAGTTATTGATACTCTTGTTCTATCTAGATTATTTAATCCTGCTAGAGATGGTGGGCATAGTCTAGAGAGTTGGGGCTTTAGGCTTGGTCTTTCTAAGATTGATTTTACTGATTACTTAAACTACTCTAGTGAAATGCTAGAGTATTGTGTACGTGATGTAACTTTAAATACAATGGTGTATAAAGCTTTACGCCATGAGTCAAAAGGCTTTAGTAAATCTTGTATTGAGATAGAGCAATCAGTGGCTAAGATAATTAAGCAACAAGAAGTTAATGGTTTTAAGTTTGATATGAAGTCTGCTTTAACTTTATTGGCAGAGCTTAGAGAAAAGAAACAACTGATTGAAGACGAGGTACACAATACGTTTAAACCTAAGTGGGTAGATACTAAGTTAGTTACGCCTTTCATAAGAAAAGATGGTCAGCTATCTAAGCGTGGTCTTACCGAGGATGAATATGCAAGGTGTTTAAACACTCTTAACCATGAGCCTTTTATGAGACAGACATTACAGGAGTTTAATCTTGGCAGTCGTAAGCAGATAGGTGAGTACCTCATAGACTTTGGTTGGAAGCCTGATAGGTTTACACCTACAGGTCAACCTATTGTAGATGAGAAAACTTTATCAGAGGTTACTCATATTCACGAAGCAAAACTTATTGCAGACTTTCTTTTAATACAGAAACGTATTGCCCAAGTAGATTCGTGGGTTAGTTCTGTACGAGATGACGAACGAGTGCATGGGTTTGTTATACCTAACGGTGCTATCACTGGTAGAATGACGCATAGAAATCCTAACATGGCTCAAGTACCTTCGGTACATAGTCCTTATGGTAAAGAGTGTAGGTCTTGTTGGGTAGTGGATGAAGGCAATGTTTTACTAGGCGTTGATGCTAGTGGGTTAGAGCTAAGAATGTTAGCACACTACATGGACGATGACGAATATATTAAGGAGATATTAGATGGAGACATACACACAGCTAATCAAAAAGCTGCAAAACTTAAATCAAGAAATCAGGCAAAGACATTCATCTATGCACTCATGTACGGAGCAGGAGATGAGAAGCTTGGTAAAGTGGTCGAAGGAAATACAGCAGATGGTAAACGAGCTAGAGAATATTTCTTCGATAATAATCCTGCATTTAAATCTCTTAGAGATAGGGTTACGAGAGCATCAGCAAAAAAATACCTTAAAGGGTTAGATGGTAGGAAGCTCTACATTAGAAATACACATGCCGCACTCAACACTTTGCTTCAGGGAGCAGGTGCTATTGTTATGAAGAAAGCATTAGGTATATTAGATGACTTGCTTAGACTCAATACGATTGACTATAAGTTTGTTGCTAACATACATGATGAATGGCAGATAGAAGTTAAGGAATCTCAAGCTGAGTTTACTGGAGAACTTGCTGTTAAGAGTATTATACAAGCAGGAGAAGAATTTAATCTTCGTTGTCCTATGGATGGCGAATACAAAATAGGGAGGAACTGGAGTGAAACACATTAAAGAACAAGAATATAACTGGAGTTTCGATAGAAGAAATTCAAAAGGAGAAGCTATATTTAGGCACAGTACAGATGAAACTGTAGAGGATGTAATTATTTTTTTAAGAAGTAAAGATATTGAATATAAATTAACACAAGGAGCAGGGTCAACTATGTTTTGGGTGTATTTTAATTATCAGAAATATTGTTATTTTTCTACCACAGGAAGATGGGCACCTTGGAATGAGGATGGTTATCCTGATAGACATTACAAATCTAAAGGCATAGAAGATTTTTATACTAGATTTTTACTAGCCGATAAACCTACATTTAAGAACGAAACAGAAACCAAAAAAGAAATAAAGAAAATTCTTGAAGACGAACAGATAGAATACAAAATAAAAAAAGACACGGTTACTTTAACTACTAAAGCTATACCTAGAAAAGACGGCAGAGGTAATAGAAGAAGATATACATATGATTACATTATAGGAACAGGTAAATGGAGAAGTATGAATGTTGATGGTAGTTATAATGAAACTTACTATCAAGCAAGTAGCATAGAAAACTTTATTACAAAATTTTTTAGACCAAAGGAGGAACTGGAGTGAAACCAACTAAAGAAAACAGAAAAAAGTTTGACATTGACCTAGAGTATGGTACAATACGTGAAGATAAAATAGCAGAGATGCTAACAGGTAAAAAGATTGAGGTTAAATCTGAGAAAGATTTATGGCAAAAGTCCGGAAACATATGTATCGAATATGAATCATGGGGTAAGCCATCAGGTATCAGAGCAACCGAAGCTGACTACTGGTTTCATAATCTCTGTGTTGGTGATAATGAATTTTGTACTTTAGTTTTTAAGACTGATGTTTTAAAAACAATTGTAGAAAAATTAGATACATTTAAAACTGTATGTGGAGGAGACCACAAAGCAAGTAGAATGTATTTATTAAATTTACAAAAGTTATTTTCAACCGATGTAATAAAAGCATTTAAGGAAACAGAAAAAAATGAAAAAGAAAACAAAAACACTTGACACCTTGGTCGAAGACATCTATAATAAGATAGGTGTACTTGCTGATGGTGAGCACATGGAACTAGACGAAGCCACTATAGATAAGTTTGGTGAGTCTATGAAAGAAGTTCTTTACAACTGGTCACACCCTGCACCACGAGGTAACACTACCTTACGTATGTCTAATGTGGGCAGGAAAGAAAGACAGCTTTGGTACGACATGAAGACTGAAGGTACTCCAGAAAGGATGCCGCCTTCCTTGTTTATTAAATTCTTATACGGGCACTTGCTTGAGGAAGTTGTGTTGCTGTTAGTTAAACTAGCAGGACATGAGGTAACAGGAGAACAGAAAGAAATTACTGTATCTGGTATCAAAGGACATATGGATTGTATCATTGATGGTGAAGTTGTTGATATTAAAACAGCATCCGGATTTGCGTTTAAGAAATTTAAAGATGGGACACTAGCAGAGAACGATGCGTTTGGTTACATGGCACAGTTAGCTGGTTATGAAGAAGCACAGGGTACAAGCAACGGTGGTTTCCTAGCTCTTAACAAAGAGTCAGGAGAGTTAGCTTTCTATCAACCTGATAACTTTGATAAGCCTAACATCAAAAAGAAAATTAGTAGTATTAAAAAAGCTGTCAAGCTTTCTACTCCTCCTGAAAGATGTTACAATCCTATACCGGATGGTAAGTCTGGTAACATGCAACTTGCAAAAGGCTGTGTATATTGTAGACATAAGTTTGAATGTTACAAGGATTCAAATGAGGGAGAAGGTTTACGAGTATTTAAATATTCAAATGGTTATAGGTATCTAACACAGACACCTAAAGCCCCTAACGTTATTGAGGTAACAAGATTATGAGTGGGAAAAAATCTAAAGAGCTAAGAAAGAAAGGCAAGGCTTTACTCATTGAGTGGATTAGAACAATGGTACCTGAAGGAGAAGACGGTACCCGTATCAATGAACAGAACTTGTCTGAGTTCTTACCACAGCAAACACATTTCTTTGCTAACGGACAGCTTAGACTAAGTGCCTATACTTTAAAATGGTTTTACAAGAAAGTAAAACGTAACCCCGATGTAACACTGGAGAACATTAATGCCTAAGAGAGTACCTCGGAAACCGAGACCAAAGAAGACTGGAGTACCTAAAGGGTATGACAGTAAGTGGGAAGCTAATCTACACGAAACTATACTACAAGATTGGAAACACCATTACGAATCTATTAAGTATATCATTAAGAAAGATTATGAAGTAGACTTTGCTAAAACAATAGAAGATAAAACTATCTTACTAGAAGCTAAAGGCAGGTTCTGGGACCATGCTGAGTACAGTAAATACATATGGATAAGAAAAGCACTACCCTCTAACATGGAGCTAGTGTTCTTATTTCAAAAACCTTTCTCTCCTATGCCGGGAGCTACAGTAAGAAAGAACGGAACCAAACGAACACATGCTGAGTGGGCTGAAACAAATAATTTTACATGGTACAGTGAAGATACTTTACCTGATGACTGGAGAAACGATGAACTATAAATTTAACGAAGGACAATTAATACAGGAACTACAAGCCTATATTGATGGTACATATGGTGAGCATTATGCTTCTGATAAGTATCAAGCAACAGATATTATTATTGACTCAGGACACGGTGAAGGATTCACACTTGGTAACATTATGAAGTACGCTAAACGCTATGGAAACAAGGACGGAAAGAACAGAAAAGACTTGCTAAAGATACTGCATTATGGTATAATAATGCTTAACGTACACGACACAGAGAACTCATAATGATTGAAGATAAAGTAGGTATCAAAGAATACCTAGGGATAAAAATTAATTATAGTAATGAAAAGAATTTAGATAAGTTCAGCCTTGATACACTCAAGGATAGATACTTATGGGAGAAAGAAACACATGCCCAAGAAGCATTCGCAAGAGCCTCCGTCTTCGGAGCAACCTATAAAGGAGTCACAGATTTTGAATTGGCTCAACGACTTTATCACTACAGTTCCGCCTGTTGGTTCATGTTTAGCACTCCTATACTTAGTAACGGGGGAACAAGTCGTGGGCTTCCTATCAGTTGTTTTCTTAATTATGTACCTGATAGTAGGGGTGGTTTATCAAATCATTATGATGAAAACATTTGGTTGGCTA